ATAGGCTGGAACATGGCAGGACAACCGATAGATTTCAATGGAATGGTTGTAGCAACAACAGGCGAAAAGTTAATGAATACAGCATTGAGTAGGATTCTATAATGGCGACTTATTACTGTTCACACGGAGATGTTTCTGCTTTCTTACAGCTTAGCGCATTTCACGCAACTGATACTACACCTACTATTAGTCAGGTTGAGACATTTATTAATATGGCAGAAGAGCGTATTGACCAGTTGACAGACCATGCTTGGCATACTAGTAGAGCTAAAAGCGTAACAGAAGAAAGAGTTAGGGTTCAGAAAGTAAGATCAAATGTAGTCAATTCAAGAGGCAGAATACAATTAGAACATTTTCCAATACTTGCCTTTTCGCAACACGCAAGTCCAACATTAGTACAAACAAATGGTAATGTTAAGTTATGGGATGGCAGCAAATATTTAGATTATTTAGATTCAGATGAAGGTAAAGCAATGGGTAGCTCAGTTACAGATGTTGTGAGTAAGGATATGTGGGCCGACAATGAGAGAGGATTAATATACATAAACAATTATTCAACATTTAATATGGTTAATAGTAGTCCAGCAGGAGTTGACGGGTATGTTAGTTACAAGTATGCAACAGCATCTACTCCTGATGATATAAAAATGGCAGCTATTTATTTAACATCAGCAACGATTGCAATGAATGACGATTTAAATCTTATGCAAGAAGGTGATGATTCAATGGACAATGCAACACGATCCCAGAAGTTTGAAGATATGGGAATGAAGATATTAACGGATAACAAGAGAACGGGTCGTAAATTATCAATGGCTACTGGTATTGGTGGCTTTGGAACTGGGAGGGTTACAGCAGATTACTAATGGCTGTAACGTACGCAACAGTTAATGACCCTGTAAATACAGTAGTATCTGTATTATCAGATAATTGGGCGCAAGTGGCATCTAGTGTAGATTCAACAACCCCAACAATAGACGAGTCCTGGGATATGGGCAAAAAGAATTTAAAGAATGGAGATTTAATTCGCTGTTATGAAGTAGCAGCAAATCACGACTTTTTAGGTATAGGAGATGGAGTAGACAAAGGAACTGCAAGAGTTTCTATTGATATTTCCACAGCGGTAAGTAGGTCAAGACTTAGAAAACTATACTCAGGAGTTGTAAGTATTATAAGAGGTGCAAGAGCAGGTAATTCATCAACTGCTTTAAACGCTAACTATGCAGATGTAAAACTGCTTTCAAGGGTAGACCAGTCTGATAAAAACAGGCGATGGTACCGTTACGTTCTCGATTGTGAAATCACAAGTTACGAGGCGGTGGTATAATGGTAAAACTAACACAGAACATAGAAGCAGCTTTTCAAGCTGAGAGGACAGCAGGAGCTGGTGATTCTTATGGAGACCCTACTCCTGATTCAGCTCTAGTACATTTAGGATTATTGGATACGTTCGATCCGAGGTCAGTAGAGATGAACATAACTCCTGTAGCATCAATAGGACAATCTACAGAAGGATTTCATGCGGCAGGACCAGTAGCAGTTAACGTTCCAATCAAAGTAGCAGCACAAGGTACTAACACAGGTTGGCAAGAGTTAATTGGTAGAGCAATAGGTGGGGCAACAGGTACAGGAATTAGCGCACCTACTCCGCATTGTTTAAGTAATACAATAGACAGTATGTCATTATTAGTAAGAGATAATTCAAACAATCAATATACTTTAGCAACAGGCGTAGTTCCTAATGAAGTTACATTAGAAGCAGATTATACAACTGGCGGATACATTACAGTAGATGCAGCTTGTACTGCTTTTTTTACAGAAGATAGTGATAATGCTAACTTTACAGAATCTGATGAATTTTTAAATGACAATTTTTCTTCATCTACTTTTCCAGCAGCACCAACAACAGATCCATTACTTCCAACAGATTTATCTGTTACAGTAGGACTTGCAGCGGCAACTAACAAATTAGTTGTAGATGGTCCAGCAGCAAGTTACATTGAAGTAGGTGAAAAATACATGAGAGTTTACTCAGCAGAAGATACATTATCGGATGCACATTCAGATGGAGTGGTTGAATTGGCATCTGGAACAAACTCACAAAATACTACAGAAGGTGTAAAAGATATAATTCATGCAGCTTCAGGATTTACTTGTACAAAAGGTGGCAGCACAGTAGATTCTGTTGATCTACTAAAAGGAATATATAATGTAGAAAATGCATCTTCTGAAATATTTGCAGTAGATAATATGACTACTACTTTAGATAATCTTAAGACAGTTAAACTAATGATTAAGAATAACAACATTCCAATAGTTGGTAAAACAACTAGGAACTCAGTTACAAAATGGTTAACTAATAATTCAATAAGCAGAGGTTTGGCTGATGTAACATTAGAAATATCAATGACTGCTGAGAATGAAACATTCTATGACAAATATGTATCGGGAGCAACTATACCATTAATTAGGTTAGACTTCGGTACAACTTACGGTTCAATTGCTTTAACTAACGGAACGATAACAGCTTTCTCCAGGCCAATGTCTGGAGCAGGTGAGATAGTAGATACAATGACTATCAAGTTTCGTGGAGCTGGCGATTACAAGAACTTTAGTGCATTTGCAATAAGCGCAGATTGGACACTTAACACAACTTAGGTAGGTTAAATGGTAAAGGTCAAAGGTCAAATCGACACGCCCCTAATTGACATGAGTCATATCCGAGAGGAGTATTGGCAGCGTAAAGAAGTATATTTGCCATCAGTAGCTAAGTTTATGCCTAAGAAAAAGGTGTGGTTTGGTCTTAGAGAAGTAGATCAAAAACCTATGATTGTATTGCGTAGATTATCTGAGGAAGAGTGGAGATCAATAAATGAGAGGTTCTGGAAAACTAAAGAAAAGATGGCTAAAGATTTGCCAATGCTTCGTAAGTTATATGATAAAAACGCAAAAGGTCTTACATTAAGTGCTAAAGAAGTAAGAGTGTTAAATAGCGCTCAAAACAAATCAATGCCTATTTATGTTGCAATGTTAGAGCTTATGATTGAAGAGCCTAAGATGAATTATGAAGATGTTACATTATTAGTAGATGCTCTAGATGATTATGACCGTGAAACTTTAATTTCTTATGTAAACACATTAACTTCTGAAAAGGCATCTATAGCTCAAAAGATAAATCAAGAAAGATTAGAAGAACTTAATCAGATGCAAAGTCAAGTATCTGCGGAGTTAGGAGTATAATGGTAGTTGTACAAGAATTAGGAATATTATTAGAAGCAGACCCGACTGGATTAGAAGAAGGATTAAATAGAGCTAATCAAAAAACTAAAGAGTTTGAAGATAATCAAGCGGCAGCAAGTTTGGCTATGATGGAACAAATTGCTAAACAAGAAGCTTTAGTAAGTAGTTTAAATCAAATAGCAGGTGGTTATGCAAAGACAGTTGCTGCAAGTCAAGAGTTAGGTTTTATAAATGAAGACCAAGCAAAATCATTAAACAAAGTTAGGTTTGGGTTTGAAATGATAGCAGGACCTATGGAAGTGTTTGTAGCAATACAAAAATTAAGTACAGTAGTTTCACTTGCAGATGTAAAAGCTAAGATCATGGAATCTAGTGCAGTAACAATGGCAGCTTCAGCACATATGAAACTTAATGCAGCAATAGCGGCAAATCCGATTACGTTTATTATTATTGCTGTAGTGTTATTAGTAGTTGCTTTAATTGCTTTAGAGGCTAAGTTTGGTATAGTTACTAAGGCAGTAGAAGGATTAAAAGATGCATTCCAAGCTTACTTAGATATATTAGAGAAAGTTATGAACTCAATAAAAGGCGTTACTTCAACAGCAGCAGAGCTAGGTGATGCTTTATCGTTTGGCCCTATTAGTGGTGTAATGAATGTATTAGGAGGTAGATAATGACAACAATATCAACTTATTATTTTGGTTATGTAGATAGTGCAAGTGGTGGAAATGACAACTTTTTTGGCGCAGACGTAGAACTACTTAGTGAAGCTGCGGCTACAAAAATGGGAGTTCTTCAGTTTGCTATTCCTACTAGAGAAAGCTTAGATTTAACATCTAAATCATACATTTCTACAATAACTATTGGAGTTACTGTTGCTAGCACAGGAGACACTATTAAAATTTACAAAGTTAAAAATTCTATTGCAGATTTAATTAATTTTAGAAAGATGACTTTTTTAAGTTATAATCAAGAAGGCCAAGACGCAAGTAATAAGACATGGGACCCAAGCAATTGGCAGCAAGGGCATTTAGCTACTGATGGTTCAATTATTACAGAAGGTAATATGTTAGATTCGGTTGCTGCAAATGCAACTGCGGTAAAAACATTAACTTTGTCAGCTATAGATTTAGCCGAAGCGGGTTATACTTGGGGTTCAAAAGTAACTCTTGCTTTTTATTGTAGCGGAACTGGTGCAATAACTTTAACACAAAATAATGTGGCTATAACTGTAAATGATGCATTAAACAAACCTGACGCAGCTACTATGGCTTTAGCGGCTAACGCTAATGGAACGACAGGAGATTTAACGGTAGGTTTTCCAAATGATTCAACTATTAATGGATTTTACATTGACATGGCTACAAGTGCAGATTTATCTGCAACAGGTTCACCAGATTATTCAGCCCCCTCTTATAAAAATCCAGTAGTAAATACTAGTGCATTTTCAGGAACTTTTACTCAAGGCGTTAATCAATATGTTAGAGTTTTTACAATTAATGCAAATAACACAGGAACTAGTGCCACGGCTGGTGATGAACTTATTATGTTTAGACCTAAGATTAAAACAAGCACTGGCGCTTTACTTTATACCGATTCAGCGTTATCTTCAGCTTTAGGTTCAGCTACTGAAAATTTAACAATAGGACAAAAAGTATATCTTAAAATTATTACAGATGCAGTTTCAACACCTACAGGAAATAAATTTACTAAAATCCGAGTTAATTGGGATTCAAGTGTAAGTGATACTGATGATGATTATGCAGTTTATGAAATGAAAGATTTAACGCCAGTCTTAAACAATGGGTCTAATACAATTGTTAGTTATGTATATTCTACTGGTGGGGCCAAAGTTGTAAAAGTACAAGTTGAAGATGAAAATGGGTTTAGATCTGACACTCAAGAAGTAGACAGTCATCAGCCAAACATAAAGTATGGATTCCCTACGGCTGTAATTTCACCATCTACTACTAAAGTTACACAAGCAAAGTATGGCGATAGAACTACAGCACTTACTTTATCTGGAGCGCATTCAAGAACTTCAGGAGCTGATATTACTGTAGAGCAATACCTTTGGGGTTATGTTCCTGAAAGTACATCTAATACAATAATTACAGCTAACGCTTTAGAAAATGATAATAGTGTATTTGATGACGGTAGTAAACGAGTTAAGATTGGTTCTTTAACTTCTCAAGATGATGTTGAAGATTCAACGTTTAAAATATTTGGATTAGCTAGTTACAAGAGTGATGGAGATAGTGTTTCTGATACTAATGCACTTTTTGATCACTACGCATTCACTTCAGCTACAGTCGCACCAGGCACTTACGACGTAGATGCACGACCTAATCTTGGTTCAGTAGCAGTAGATGTTGGTGGCGATGAAATATTTTTTAAAGAAATAGAATGTGTAGTTTGTGTTCAAAAAGACAGTGAAGAAAATGGTGGCATATATGATTGTAAAAGATATATTTTAGTTGCTAATGAAGCAGATACTGGAGGTGCAGGTAATACTATGATTAACAAGGATTTATTCTTTGATAGTAATGTTCCAGCTTCTATTGTAGATTCTGGATCGAATGTTAATGAAACTCTATCTGCAACTGATGAAGTAATTACAATTACAGGTTCTGGCGTTATAGCTGGAGATATTATTAAAGTAGAAGATGAATTAATGTTTGTTGAAGGTTCAACAGGCGCAGATATTTTAGTTGAAAGAGGATATAACAATACTACAGGTGCAACTCATGCAAGTGGTACAGACATTTATGTTTACAGATTTGCTAATAGATATAAGTGGGGAGGCCATGCAATGATACGAGGCGCTTCTTCGGGTTACGTTGATTTTGATGATGCAGGGAAAATAGTAGTTCAAGACTTGGCTGCAACACATAGTTCAGGAATACATGACTGCTGGTATGAAAACAATTTTTACATTGGTGATATTATTAAAGTAGGTAATGACAGTGGAGATAATGGAACTTATGCTTCTCCTAAATATTACAAATTAAAATCATTCTTAAGAGATTCTGATAATAATGGTGTTGAAGATGGTAACTTTTACAATGTTGCATTAATAGAAACTGACGCTAATAATTTAACAGAAGAAGAACAAACATACATTTCTACTTCTATTGAAACAACTGATGCTGATGAATCTCCTACTATTATCCGTTATGATACAGCTAAAAAACCTACGATTACTTGCGCAGTATATAATACGGCAGATGCTCAAGATGAGACTACATTTTACTTAGGAGTAATAGATAGCACTAGTACAAGGTTTGACGCTACAGATAAAGGAAGTACAAGTAGTGATTACAATTTTCAATTTAATTGGTCTGAAGCAAACACTACTGTAATTACAACAGCTCCTAAAACTCTTGATCTTGATACTTTAGCAGATGCTAGTAATATTGCAATAGAGAAAGTAAACATAACTAGAAGCGGTGGCATTTCTACACAAATGCCATTGGGAATTAGACGTTATCCTGTTGGAGTAACTAGAACTAAGTTAGGCGTTCCTAAAGTTGCGGTACAAGCTAAAGCATTAGACCAGACAGGATACAGAGCTTTGTTTAGTTTAGTTGAAGGTAACCGATATGATTACGTTTTCTTAGATAGTAAAAAACTAGACTCACCAACTGCATCTTATAGAACATTGCGAATGCGATTAGAATCAGGTAATCTTACAAAAGATACAGTAGACCCTAATGTGTATTTAGCAAATCTAAACTTTGTAATACTTGGTGAGGATGTTAGTTAATGCCAATACCTGAGTCTGTAAACTTAGCAGAACAAATAGATATTACAGCTACAATAGATGATAACCAAGTTTTAACAATTAGTAAAGTATTATACAAAGCAGCAGTTAATGAACCTCGTTCAGTTACAATTCAAGTATCAGATAAAGAATCATTACTAAAATGTAGATTAGGTTCTATTTTAAAAATAGAAGTCGGAAGAGGTGGAGGCATTTATAATTTAAACTTTGAAGGAATTATTAAAGTTATTAAACCAGGTAATCAAACACATACAATTGTAGCAATGGATAGAATAACCTCTTTAGCTACTTCTGAATATGTTAACTACATTGAATCTGAAGTTATAGGACAAGACCTTTATTTTTTAATTAAAGATGCAGCAAATTATAGAGATGTTAATGTTACAAATACATTATTAGGATCAACAATTAAGGCAACTAAATCAATGGCGCTTACGGGATTACAAAGACGAAAAGACTTTATTGATAAATGCATAGAACATTTAGTTATTTCATTTGATGATGAGTTCCATAGTAATACTGATTTTGTAAGATATAGATATGCAATACGTTCAGGTAATAACTTTGAAATATACTTGTCAGATTTTAAACACAATGGGGCGCAAGCTGTTTTAACAATATCTGAAGATGATGCCAACATTACTGGTGAGGGAATAGTTGCTCAAATAGATACTACTAGATTATACAATTCTATAACTGCTCAAAGCAAAGGAGACAATACTATTTTTGAAACTGTAAGTAATGAAAATAGCATTAAACAATACGGACCTAGTTCTACTTTAATTACTGTAGATTCTACAAATCGTGGGATCTTAGAAAATATAGCTTACGAAACGTTACAATCTTTTTCTACACCTACAATTAGTTATGCAATAACTATGCATAATGCAGAATGGCTAGGATTAGGCGATTTAGTACAGTTAGACGTTCCTATGTTAGAAAAGGATGTAATCCTACCAGTAGTAGCTTACGAGACTGAAATAGGCGACACCCTGGTAACTAAGTTAACGTTGGGTGAACCTGAGTTAAATCTAAAAGATTTTGTAAGACAATTACAACTTTAAAAATCAAACAATGAAGTTTGCTCTTTGGTAAAGTAATCTAATGTAGGAAACCCAGAGACATCAGTTAATTTTTCTACTACTTCTATTATTTCTTCACACAATTCTTCAGGAACTCTCGATCTTTCATACGCTCCTTTCAATCCCTGCGTTCCAGTCGTACTTCCTCTTGGTGCGCTAACATGACAACTATCTCCATTTTTGCACATCTTTCGTGGTTTCCAATATGGAGTTAATGTAGTCCACAGATCTGTAGGCTTCATCCTGGTATCTCCATATCTACAATAAGTTACGGTATTCAAATACTTATTATCAATCAAATTTAGTTTTCTTAATTTACCTCTTGGGTTTTCTACTATCCATCCTAGTGTAGGATTTAATTGTTTAATTATTTCCATTGTTTTTTTTACAATCGCTACTCCTTCTAAGGCTTTGTCGCTTTTAGGTGTATGATTAGGATACCAATGATGGCCAATAGATGCAACGCTAAAGTATGTACAAGGTGGACTTGCCCAAATAAAATCTACATTAAATGGAACTTTACTAATATCAAAATTCATAATATCAGTAACATAATCAATCTTTCCGTATTGTTTCCAATCTGATGTAAATGTATTGTGTTCTTTTGCTTTAGCAACTTTACTAAAGCTGCAAGATCCGCCAAACAGTTCTAAGATATTCATGTTCTTTCTATTGCACTCAATACTGGTGGGTTCAATATAGCTTTATCTCCAAAGACTACAACGGCTGACGGAAAAGGAGCAGAACCTGTTCCATCTCCAAACTTCAATCTGCCTTTAACAAGCATTATCTCAGAAGCTTTCATACAGTAATTATGCCAGTATTGCGTATCTGTCCTAGCAGGTATAAGTGCTACAACTAAAGTCATGTGCTTTTGACTTTCTTCATAGGCTTTCTTGACCCAGTGCTTAATTTCGGAACCGTATGGAGGATTCATAAATACAGTATGACCTTGCCAAGATTGAGCTAATCCGTCATCTTCTTCAGTAAAAAAATGCGGACATTTAGCAGACTCTTTTGTACAGCAAGGGTCAAGACTAAAGCGATACATCTTGTCTAGCTTATTGTAGAACTCTATAGGTGTAGGCCACTCATTAGTAGCCGAGCTAAACATAGTCTTACGAGTAGACTCGTTCATTTGTTGTACCTCTCGTTTTCGAATACAGGTTGCTCATCTGGGAACAAGCTTTTCCAAACTCTGTCTTCACGAGCTTCATTTGGTGAATATGGTAAAACCCATTTGTATCTTTCACCACCTATTGTAAAGTAAATCCAATTAAATTTTTTAGCCATTTATTCGACCTCTCTCAATTCCCAAATGTCCATCCACTCGCCGTTTCCGCCAAGATCGTAAACTTTGCCAACTTTGACTTGCTCATACTGTTTTTCGGTTTTCACGTTATCGTTCATATTTTTTATCCTATGATTATAGTTTGACATTTTAAACAAATGTTCTTATTAAAAAACATTTGGTGTAGTTTTGCTTGCTGGTGTATTGCAAACTTCTGTTTTTTATTACATAGTATGCAAACTGTTTTTTTTGTTTTGTTCATTTTTGTTTTTCCTTTCCCACATCTTTTGGTGGTACTCTTACAATGGGTGCGCATATATAAGCTTTTGGCTATTTGGTTTAGAGGCAAAACTGTTATATAACCCTAGTCTATCTAAGAGTATGAGCAAAATGAACTCAACAACTAAAATGGTAAGCAAAAACGCACCTATGGAGCGTAAGTTCTTAGCTGAATGGGGATATGGTAAACCTACAGGGTACTTTAGGGAAATCACCTTATTTGATAATGAACTAAATGAATTAGAAATAAGTATATGTGACGCTAATATAGCAGGTCGATTTTTTTCAGAAATAGAATCTATTGAATTAAAAAATGGAATGAAATTACACGCTGAGAAAACTGTTGGTTACATAAAAGCAAAAGAAAGAATGGAAGGCAAATAAATGAATAAGACTTGTGTCCTCTGTAAAGAAGAGTATATTGGTTGGGGAAACAACCCTGAGCCTTTAGAACATCCAGCATTCAAATGCTGTAACGTATGCAATGAATCTCGTGTAATACCTGCACGCCTGGCTGAACTATATTCGAGGAGATCAAATGCCTAGAATAGAATTGTGTGATAGATGTTACGAGCATAACGTTGAAAGAGAATCAATAGGTAATGTAGCTGTCTTGATTAAGGTAGCTCAGAAAGCTAAGAAGTATCATAAGATAGGACATCTATGCAGTAACTGTTACTTGGCAGTAGAAGACGTAATTACATCACTAACATACAAGGTGGACTAATGGATACAATACTAGTAGATAGAAGGAAGTATCTGTTAATGTGTGTAGAAATTCTTAAGAATCATGCACATAATGATTTACAAGTATATGTTGAATCTGAAATATTTAGATTATCAAAAGGAGGTAAAGAATGAACTGTATGAAATGTGGAGCTAAGTTAAAAGCCGAAGTAATAGAATCTAAGAGTTATGACTGTTGTGTTATACAATGTTCAGGATGTCATACGATCGTAGACAAGACTTGGAAAAAGAAAACACAGGAGGAAGTGCAATAATGGTATCATTTGGTTCGGCTTTAGAATGTAGATGTAAATCAAACAACTGGGAATTAGAAGATGGTGATGGTGTAGAATACGAACTATGGGTTTGTCAAGACTGTAAAGAAGAGGCAAGAGTTCCTATAGAAATAACCAGGTATTTTGAAGAAGCTGAAAGGAAACCTACAACTACTTTAGGTGATTTAAAGTTTTTAAACGGTAGTAATGAAGCTTTAATGTTTGGTAAGTTGCTCCTTGAAGGTGATGGTCATTATGATGGTAGTGATGAAGATTTGTTACCCTGGTCTTTTTCTTTAGAGGATGTTACAAGAGATGATGGTATTATCATGGTAATGCTATTGCACGCAGCTTGGCACGGCACGGCTGAGAATGTAATCTCATACGCTGAATTAGATGCTAACGATGATAAGACAGGTTACACATATATTGTAGAATACAAAGACGGGTTTATTTATCAGATTGAAATTACTACAAATATGAGTGTTTGGTCTATAGAAAAAATAGGAAGGTGTGCATAATGGAAACGGAAGGATATACTGTAAAGATGGGAATCACAGTTGCAGGTTCTCAGCAGTACGAATCAATTCGTGTTGATGTTAGTGAAACAGTTACCCTGGATGCTAGAGAAAAAGTAGATGATAAGATTCAAGATTACAGTTTCAGACAACTACGAAAGAGTGTCAAGCTTAAAGTTTTAGAGGCTGTAGCAGATGCTAAAGAAGCGGCTGCTTTGTCAAGAGGTAAACAATGAAAAACGAAACTAGAATATTATTGAATGGGTTGCTGGGCGATCGCTGGGAAACTGAAGAAGATATGTATAGCTCTATGGCTTATGATATAGCAGAAGACCAGGTTGTTGCTGATAATGCTATGGGTTTTGGTTTAGCTAATGCAACTCAAGATCGTGAGATGGCTGATGACATTTACCGATCGGTTGCTCCTTTAATTGATGATCTGGCAGAAAACTTACTTAAGTTAAATAAAGAAGAATTAATTAATATGTATATTAGGAGTAAGAAATGAGTATGTATCTGTATGATGAAGAAGGCTGTCCAGCTTGTGGCAAACAATTAACTGAAGGTTGCTGTAAAGAGTGTGGTGAATGCTATGAGTGAAGAATACAAACCTTACAGTTGTGATACTTGTGGAAACATAGGTCTTAAACAATTATGTAAAGAGCATGGTAAATTTCATGGACACGGAATGGTTCATTTAGATAAAATTGATCTTGAAAACGATAGATTAGCATACTGGCTTTGTGATTACTGCTCGGAGAAACATCAATGACTGAAGACAATCATTGGCGATGTAAGAGTTGTGGATACATAATGTCTACTAATGAATATGAATACACTGGTGGCTTTTGTAGGGAGTGTAGAAATGAGTGATGTTAAAGACGCTTGGGTTGTTTTATTAAATGAATTAATTATTCATGCTGGAAACTTTAGAGCTAAGAATGTAATGGAGTATGAAGATAAAGAGCTAAAAGCATTTGATACAGGATTAGGATTAATGGTACTTTTAATGAAAGAAATGATCAGAGATTTCTTAGAGGAAAAGAAAAATGAGTAATTTTATTGCTCTTGTTTTTATGTTTACTTCTTTTATTATAGGTTTTTGGACTGGTGTTAATTGGCTAAAAGAGAGGATCAAACATGGACTACGATAAAATTATAGCTAAATGGGAAAACTATATAGCTAAAACTAAAAAAGAAATAGAGGAGAAACTGTAATCTTTTTTTCTTATATAACATATATAAGAAATTATATATTATATATAACAAATAATTATTTAAGGGGTTATAGTATCCGAAGTTTCCAGAGGTTGAAAAATGGGTAGAAAAAGAAAGAACATAAACGAAGTTAGAATCGTCAGAGGAATCTCAGTATCTCCTCAGTTTTGGGAACGGTTTAAAGGTTGGTGCAGAGGAAGGTCTATGTCTGAGATGTTAGAAATGGCAGCTCTTAGGATCATGGATGAGAAGAATGATGTATTGTCTTTAACGTTACAAACTGAAGAGCTTAGAACTAAGATATCTACTAAGAGATTTGAATATAAGAAGATACAAGCTGAGTTAGAGAATGAAGAACATAATCTAGCAATACTTGAAGAAAGATTATCTGAAATGAAAATGTCTGATAAAGCAATAGCTGTTCAAGCTGCTACAGATAAAGAGTGGATGTTAGTTTACAAAGAAGATAAGTTTGGTTCACTCAAACGTAGTTTTGGTAGATGGGTAGAAGAAGGAGAGAACTGCGCTAGATTGATGCCTTCTATTGAAACAGTTAAGAAAAGAACCAGTTACTTAGACAATATGAATAATACAGAAGCACAGATGGCTTGGATTGCATTAAAGTATCCAGAAGAAGACTGGGAGTTCTGGTTAAAAGAAAGGAGAGTTATATAACCCCTTATCGGATAGATTAATATGGCATACAAGAACAGACCCTATCAGTATTTGCTAACATTCCCTAAAGGAACAAAGAACAGTTGGGATGAGTTTAGTAAGATAGCTCAAGAACAAGGTAGACCAGTTTCAGAACTTGCTAGACAAGTTATCAAGTCTTACGTTAAAGGTTGGAAGAACGAAGAGGATTAATGCCTACCAGGTATAATGATACAATAAAAGAAGAAGCTAGATCTTTATATTTGCAAGGACTTGGATACAAAAATATAGCTAATAAACTAAAAGAACAATACGATATTAAGTTAGCTCATACAACAGTTAGAGATTGGTCTTTAGCTCATAATTGGGCTGAAGTTTTAGATGAACAAAGAAAAGTTATACACACAAATACAAACACTTCCACAACCCAATCAGTAGAAAAGCACATCAAAACATTACAGGCAGTTCAAAACAAATTTGTAGAGCAATTAGCTTCAGGACACTTTGATGTTAGGGCTACAGAAATGGTTAATGTTATTAGAATGATGTTAACACTAGAGGGTGCGAAAGATGTGAAAGAAACTTTGATTAAAGAGCTAGCAGAGAAGTTACCTCAAGCAATGAAAGATGCTAAGATTTCACAGAAGAAGATTAATCTTACAATTAGGAATTGGATAGAAATGGTTAAGGAGATGGAGTGAGATTTGGTAGTTTATTCTCAGGTATTGGGGGGTTGGATTTGGGCCTTGAAATGGCAGGAATGGAATGTTCTTGGATGGTGGAGGTAGATAAGTTTGGCAGTCAAATCCTCAAACATCACTGGCCCGAAGTTAAGATCTACGGAGACATCTACACAATCAACGGAAAAGAACTTGAGTCAGTTGATCTTATCTGTGGGGGTTTCCCTTGTCAACCCGTCTCTCTTGCAGGAAAACGTGCTGGAACCACTGATGGAAGATGGCTCTGGGGAGAATTTGCTCGAATCATTCGCCAAGTTAAACCAAGATGGGTCGTGGCTGAAAACGTCACGGGGTTGCTATCAGCAAACTCTGGAAGGGCATTTGCAGAAGTTCTCAGGGACTTGGCCCAGATCGGGTATAATGCAGTCTGGAATGTGTTTCCAGCAGGAGGACAGGGTGGCGTTGGTGCGCCGCACAGAAGGGAAAGAATCTTCATCATTGCCAAGAAGATTACCGACACCAACGACAAACGGGTTAAACGGAGGAAGCGACTCGCCCTGGTTCAAGACGGGAGAGACTCAGACAGAATACGTTCTACGTTGGCCGACACCGACAGCACACAACGCAAAAGAAACAGCAGCTCCGTCAGAATATCAGAGAAACACTCCGACATTAGCTGCTCAAGCTGGTGGGAGTTTGAACCCGATGTGGGTAGAGTGGCTAATGGGATTCCCAATAGGATGGACAGACTTAAAGCACTTGGAAACGCAGTTGTCCCCCAGGTCGCAAAACAAATCGGAGAAATGATTATGGAGATTGAGAGTGTTTAGAATTTGTGATAGTGAAACAGGCAAAGTAATATTTGAAACAGATAACATTCAAGAGTTATCAGATTATTTGTATGACCAAGACCCTAAGTATCTTACAGTTAGTGTAAATGAGGAACACGTTAAAAAATGGCGGAAATCGAAGACATAGAGCAGTTTACTCAACACTTGCTTCTCAAAGGAATGCTTGAAGAAGAATTAGAGTTTATAGATTTTGCTAATGATGTGCTAGGGGATTTTATGCGTCAAGAACCTAGTGATTTTGTTCCATTAGGTAAAATGCATGATTTGTGGTATGACACAATTAACACTGATAAAAACTATGTAGGAATTATGTGTGCAAGAGGACATCTTAAAACTACATTTACTTTGACTTACTGTGCATACATGATGCATAAATATCCTAACTACAGAGCATTGTATGTATCTGCAACTTTAGACCAGGCAATAGATAAGATGGAACAGTTTGAAGAATTGTGTAAACGTTCTTGGCGATTAAGAAATTACATTAAAGGAAAAGAAGATGGGGGATCTTGGAGAAAAGGAGCTAAGTACTTTGGCAATGGCAGTAGAATAAGAGCTGCATCTATTGGAAAAGCATTGGAAGGTCCTCACGTTCATTTAATTATAATGGATGACATCCTGGAAGAATTTGCTAGAATGGCAGATGATAGAATAATACATTATATCAAAAGAGTTGTAATGCCTATGCGATTACCAGAAGGTAAGATATTGTTAATTGGTACACAAAAAAGAATAGGAGATGCTACCGATTGGATTAGACAAAGCACTGACTGGGCGCACGTTTGGCATCCTGCATTAACAAAAGAAGGAACACCTAGATGGCCTGAGTATTGGACAATAGATAGATTAGAAGCAGAAAGACATTCAATGGGAACCAGAGCGTTTGAATCTGAGTATTTGTTAAATCCTTTAGACCCTGAAACTGCTGTAATTCCGTGGGCTGTAATTGAACCTTGTTTAGATACTTCAATAGGATTTGGTAATCCTTTAGAGAATACAGATATTGTTATTGGCGTAGATCTAGCTGTAGGATTAGATACTGCAAATGATGAAACTGCTTACACAGTTCTATCTTATGATAGAGATACTAAGGTTCGTCATGTTATCTATCAATGGTGTGGTAAAGTAAAAGCTGAAGGAGCTGGATGGTTAACATCTCAGGTAACTAACTTAGTATCATTGGCAGAGAAATACAATCCATCTATGATTATGGTAGAAACAAATGGGTTCCAGAGATTAGTAGCTCATGCAGCTAAGGACTTAGCTTCTTTACCAGTACAAGGCCATAGAACAGGTTCAGAGAAACATCATGCACAGATTGGTATTCCTAGAATTGCGTTAGCGTTAGAGCAAGGAAGATACATTATACCCTGGAACAAAGAAGTAAACAAATCAGGGCCGATAGGATCAAGAAAACTAGTAGAAGGATTGTCTAGATTAATGTGGGGAAAGAACGGCAGGTTAGATGGACATACATCAGATGCAGTAATATCTTTGTGGATGTGCGAGTTAGCAATTCAGGATATAGATAAGCGTGGAATACGAGTTACAAGCTGGGATAACTTTTAGTTTCTATATGCTTTCGGACTTTTAAAATAGCTAGAAAATATAGGTCTAAGCACGAATCATACATTAAAAGCTTATATAACCCCCATCTACTAAAGTATTGTTGCTTAGGCGACTTGGTTGGAAACAACCTACGAAAGGTGGCGACACCTGTGACCGTAGGCTTCTTACCAATGCAGACGCAAACACCTGGTATTTAGCAGGAAAGGCTGGAAAGTTGGGACGAGTGTTGCCCATGCGTAGGTAATGGCTTCTACAATTTGGTAGATGCTTACGTTGGAAATGGCTTCTGGTAGTTTACACCCTTTGTCCGCCCAGAACTCCGTAAGTATCTTGTCGTAAAGACTTGATACGATGTCTCGAATGGAATTAACCAATGCAATGGGCCTCTGAATCTAATACTTCCTTGAGGATAATGAGGTGTTAGCGATCTGCAAATACATTCGCAAAACCGTAGCGTTGAGGGCATCAATCTTTGGATTGGTGTCACTCCTGTGACTGTAAGGGTGGTGTAGTGACATATCACATCTTTAGTCTAGTTATATCTTGTGCGAACAAGGTATAATGTTGCACAGGTTCGTAAAAATGGCAGCCGTAAAAAGCTGGGCTTAACTTGACCGAGAACTCAGATGGTGACTGATGGGGCAGATAGTGAGCCGTTCCAACATTTATGTTGAAAGAACCAAATACATTTAGCGATGTGTTTAGTTCTTGTGTGTTAAAAACTATGATAAGAAGACACTGGTTTAAATCCAGTTCCGAAAAGCAGGATGGGCGGAACACTGCCTCGTTAACCTACAAAGACTGGGAAAGGGTCTGCATATCTGTTGTAGCAGGTATGGAACCACAGGCGAAGGTCAAGTAGGAGAGGTTCTATTAGAGATGACTACAAATCAAGTGAACGGCAACCCAAGAAGCTACGGTGAATTACATTAGCCCTAAAATAAACAGTTACCATAGAGGTGCGGTTATCTCCTGCCCAGAAGGAGACGTAGGAACGCCCCCTCTCGTAGATATGGTCTAAAGTCCGTTGCCTTAACACTTTGAAATAAGTGGCGCTAAGTTGGCGACAAGTCTGTGCATAAGATGAAGGATTTGTTTATTTTAATTTCTCTTTTATCAGAGAAAAGGCAATACAGTCATACGCAAACATTTGTTCCTTAGTGGTAGCAAAGAGAGCAGATCTCCAAAGCTGCACATCCTTTGTGTGGAGCATTAAGTAGAAAGGATTTAGTTAATAGCTAAAACTGACATCCTGAGAACAAATGTTTGCCTGGCACTATTACATTAGGTAAAATATGAATAAAGGAAACACACTAACAAAAGACGAATGGAAAACCTGTATTGATTGTAACGATCCTATAGGAAAACACAGCAATATGGGAGATGATAATGAGCGTTGCAGACATTGTTACAACAAACTAAAGTACGGAGTATCTGACATGAACAACTGTTTTCAAGGGTCAGTTATTACGATAGATTGATGAAGCGGCATAAGGCAGGATACAGTGAACGGACAACTCTTTGTGGATATGACTGCACAATTCAAGAATATAGGATCATGAAAAATAGACATCTTAGTTTTGTAAATTGCAAGAAGTGTTTGGAGTTAATTAAATGAGATGGAGATTTGATTGCTTTCTTTGCGGAGAGCGTTGGGAAGAAGAACACCGTCACCTGGAGAAATATCATTTTATGTTTAGTGATGATAATAAAAAAGAAGGAAGACCAGTAGTAGATTGTTACAAATGTAAATTAGATGCAATTTACACGCCAATAGTGGGAGATATGGTTGGAAACCGTTCTTGAGATCTTAGCAGGATTTGCAATGGCAGTTCTGGTTACATTAATATTGTGGGCATTGTATTCAATTCGCACTCTAGGAAGACTGTAATTATATATGCTTTCTGAATTATTTTTAGGGCTAGATTTCTAGGCGATCGTAAGATTTGTGCTTAACTTGTAAAGTTAAAGCTTATATATGCTACCACAAATACTATAGTATGAGCAAAGATAACTCAACAACTGAACCTGACTACGACTCCAGATACGACTGGATGGAATTTGACCACATGGTCTACCACTATACCAATGATTTTACAGAAAAGCATTTGGCTAAAACCGAAGCATACTTTAACAGATTAGAAGGCAGATTTGCAAGAATTGCAAGACTACCAGGAAACCGCTGGGCAGTTTACGTCAGGGAAAAATGGTAATGAATAAGACAACAGTAATCACATTTATACCAGATGACAAAGCATTTGCAAAAGCTTATGCTGAATTTATCAAACGCAAAAAAGAGAGAGGTGAAGAATGCAGTTAGTTTTATATCGTTGCGATGAATGTTACAGTCCCAAGATTCTAATGGAATCAGGATGGAGATGTTTAATATGCGAGGAATAAAAGTGTTAACAACAGAAGAATGGGAAGATCAAATAAAGGAGGACATTAAAAATGGGTTTAACAAAAAAGTTGAATAAAGTAGAAGACTTGGTATTTCGTCATTTAAAAGAACATGATGTTTGCAGAGACAATACTAAGTTTTTGTATTACTCAGTCCTTCAAGAGTTTTACAGGGCTACAAGTCCTAAAGGTAGACAATGTGAAGAAGACAAATTCTTATCTGATTTGTATGACCTTTTACACTTTGCTCCCTGCGATGAATCAATTCAAAGATCCCGTAGAAGAATACAAAATAAACTTAAAATGCATCAATCATCTAAGGCAGTTCAAGCAATGAGAAAGAA